CTCTGAGCAAGTCTTTTCTTGTTGAGAATCTGTCGAGCTCAACTCTTGGTGTGAGATTGTCTTTATTGGATGGATCAAATGGTTTAAATGCTCCACCCAGCCAAGCACCCTCATCACCTTCGATTTTACCTTGTTTAACATATGTTGGAACTCCATTACTAGGATGATTGGCACCATAGACAGCAGATATAATAGACCCAAAAGAGGGGTATTTTGCTATTGATGTTGTGCTTCTTTCTGGATTATAATGCCCAGTCATCACAAAGTGCGTTCCCTGTCTATGGGAAGAATCTTTATGGCTAAAAGAGTTTACTACATTCAGCTTAGAAGTATGCTTAGCTAACTCAACCCAATCTGCGCCTAGAGTTATATTACTCTTTGCGTCATGGATTGCACCATTAACAGGTTGCCATTCAGAGGGTACGGTGTCATTTGGGGCGTGGAAGGTTTCAAACTGTGTTGGCCCTCCTCCAAGCCATACCCATACTACTGTCTTGTCATCAAGACTCCCAAACTCTTGAGAGCCAAGAGCATAATCAGACAAACCTACGGCAGACATACCAGCTCCAATAGAGCCGATTCTTAAAAAGTTCCTTCTATCAAAGATGAAATCAAGCATAGTAAACTCCAAATTAAAATGTTTAGATAACCATCTATTTATACACCGTTAAAAGTCGTCTACGAGGTTTCCTACGGAATATTCGGTAACTCTTGTTTCAAAAAAGTTTTTACACTTTTCAAGGTCAATAATTTCACTCATCCAAGGGAATGGGTTCTTGACATCTTCATATGGACTGGGCAATTCAAGGGCTTCTAGCCTTCTATTAGCGATATATTGCACATAATCTATAAACATGTCTGAATTTAGACCTAAGATTCCATTAGGTAGAACATCTCTAGCATAGGCTAACTCTAACTCCATAGCCTTATCAATATGCTCCATTGTTTCTTTTTCAAATGATTTTGTCCACACTTTAGGCTCATCCTCTCTTATTCTATTTATAAGAGTGGTTCCGAACTTAATATGCAGGCTTTCATCTCTCAAAGTATATTGGATTTGCTCTCCAATTCCCGGCAGTTTATTTTGTCTATTAAAAGAAAGTAGCATAGCAAAACCAGAGAAGAAGAAGATTCCTTCGCAGATAACATAATATGTAATAATATTACGAAGGAACTCCCTCTTGCCCTCTATAGTATTGATATTGAAATCAGGTCGATTAATATCTGTGCTGATATTCATCAAAAAGTCATCTTTTGATTTTATACTAGGAATAGAATTGTAAGCCTCATACACTTCATTTATGTCTAAATTAAGCGAGTCACATATATAAACAACAGTCAAATTATGTAGACTCTCTTCATATGCCTGCCTTAAAATATATTGTCGGCATTCAGGATCTGTCACATATTTAAAAACACTTAATAGGAGATTGTTTGCGACTAAAGATTCAGAGCCAGCAAAAAAACCAAGACATCTTTTAACTACAAGTCTTTCATCTTCAGAAAGATTATTGCCCTTCCACTGCTCAATGTCTTTTGCCATAGAGATTTCAGTAGGCATCCAATTATTAGCAGCTCCGTCTATGAAAAGATCCCATGCCCACTTGTTTACATGTGGTAATATCTGATTTACTACAGCTACTTTACTACTTATGATCTTCGTATCTTTTTTCATCTTCTTTTAATCCTGTTATTATTTGCATTACTAAATGTTTTACCTTCTCAAGCTCCTCTGGACTTAGCTCAAGTCTATATTTTAGAGGAGACGTTTGAGATTGTTTAAATTCTACAAATCTCATTGACAACTTTCACAATCTGGGTCTAAGATAGAACAAGCTTTAGGAGAGGCGCTTACTGTTGACTTTTCAATCCTAGTGGCAGCTTTACCTCTTAAGTAATAAGTTGTCTTTAGGCCTTTTTGCCAAGCGTACATGTATATATCATTCATGTGTTTCAAGCTCTCATACTTGTTATAAAGGTTTAGAGACTGACCCATATCAATCCATTTTTGTCTTTCGGCTGCTGCGTCTATCAAAACTTTATAATCAACATCGAATGCCGTTTTATATTCATTCTGTATCTGAGCATCCAAAGATAATCCCATAACGTCTCCATCGACTCTCTTGAGCGCCTCTACAAGCTCCTCGCACCATACACCCTTCTTCTTGGCAAGCTTTACAAAGTGCTCATTTACCATAGTAAACTCTCCGCTTAGTGTAGAGTAGACATATAGTATTGAATAGTCAGGCTCTATTGATTGCGCACATCCTTGAATATAGGAGATTGTGGCTGTTGGAGCGATTGCCATAACATTGCTATTCCTCATACCAAACTTCTGAACATCGTCTCTCAGTTCTGACCATTCTTCCAAGGTCTCAAAGTCTTTACGCTTATACTTCTTAGTTCCGGTTCGTGAGTTCATAAGTTCGCAGTATGTATCAATCGGGAAATTGTTCTTATCCCATTCAGATCCCCCGAATGTGGGGTATGCTCCCTTTTCCTTTGCCAAAGAGCAAGATGTTTTTATTGCATGGTAAGAAATAAATTCTTGAACCTTTCCACATAAACTAACAGCTTCCTGTGAATCATATGGAATACCTAAAGAATGAAGCATATCATGCGTTCCCATAATCCCTAGGCCTACAGGTCTATTCTTTATATTTGAATCATGCGCCTCTTGGGTTGGGTAAAAGTTTAGATCTATAACATTATCTAGGCCTCGTACAGCGACTTCAACCGTTTGCCCTAAAGTCTTCCAGTCTACAGTTCTGGTTTTAAGGTGATTTGCTAAATTAATGCTAGCTAGATTACATACCGCTGTTTCACCTCTTTGAACTAGCTCGCCCTCGCTATAAACTGTAGGCTTGGTGTGGAGTAATATCTCTGTGCATAGATTTGAAGAGTGGACTACTCCGGCATGTTTATTACTATATCTAATATTAGAAGGATCTTTGAATGTAATCCAAGGATGCCCAGTTTCATATAATGCCGTCAAGATTTTTTTCCACAAGTCTTTAGCATTAATTACTCTATAAGAATCCAAAAGGCCGTTATCAGCATCTTCTTTGCACCTATTGTAGGCTAAGGTGAATTTTTCTCCATATGTTTCATGAAGATCAGGACACTCAGAAGGGTCAAAAAGATACCAGTCTTCTTCATTCTGCACCGCTGACATAAAATCGTCAGAAATCCACACAGCAGTATTCATATCATGGCATCTTCTGCGATCATCTCCAGTGTTTTTTCTTAGGTCTAAGAAGTCTTCTATATCTAGATGCCAAACCTCTAGATAGGCGCAGCCAGCACCTTTTCTTTTACCACCTTGGTTTACAGCTACAAGAGTATCGTTAAATATCTTTAGCCAAGGCACAAGACCTGAAGAAGCTCCATTAGTACCCTTAATATAAGAGCCGGACGACCTGATAGGAGTCCAGTCCACCCCAAGACCTCCAGCATATTTAGACAATCTGGCCTGACCATGTATAGTGCCAAAAATGCCATCAATAGAATCGTCAACAGTGCTCAGGTAGCAAGAGGAAAGTTGTGATCTTATTGTGCCGCTGTTAAATAGGGTTGGAGTGGATGGACAGTATTTAAAAGTTGACATCTTGTCATATATCTTAAGGACAGCCTCAGTCTTGTTCTCTTCATTTAGACATAGACCCATAGCGACCCTCATCCAAAATGCTTGAGGGGTTTCCATTCTTCTTTGTTTAATATGGATGAAATATCTATCATATAATGTTTGAATACCTAGATACTTAAACAGTAAATCCCTACCTATGTCCATTTTTTCGGACAGAAGCTTTAAATCGTACTCTAGTAGTTTAGGACTGAGTCTTCCTGCTTTAACTAGCTTTTTAATATTGCTTATGAAGTTTTTCTTATACTGTAGTTCAAATACATCGCTATCTACCGTTTCTCCAAACACTTCTTTGTAAAGGTTATTTAGAAGCATTCTTGCAGCTACATAAGTATAGTTAGGCTCTTTTTCTATCTTAGAACGAGTAGACATAATTAAGGCTTTGTCTATCTCTGAAGTAGGTATCTTGTCATACAGCTGTATGCTAGCGTCTAACACTATTTCGCTAGAAGAGACATTCTCTATTCCTTTGGCCGCTCTCTCGGCACACTTATTAATTTTATCCAGATTTATAGATTCTAATCTACCATTACGCTTCTTAACTTTGATACCTTTGGTCATTATTCCTGCTGCTTAAAATAGAAAGTTTTGGTTATAGTTACGCTAAGCACTTAGCTTATTTTTTACCTTTGGAGGAAGAGCCTCCACCGTTACCCTTTTTGCCTTTGGCTCTATAAGCTTGGTGCTTATTATAGAACTGAGCCAAATCTTTGCCGTTATTAGAACCAAAGCTTTTTCTTTTTCCTGTTGGGTTTCCGTTCTTGTCCCTTAAAATGAAATTGACTTCAATCTTTGGTGAGTCTTTACCGTTGCTCTTTTCAAACATCTCATTTCCTTAATTATAATAAAAAAAGCAGCACGTTTTGCCCTTCTTCTTAGATACTGTGTACCAATAAATCAAACCACACACTATCTTTTTTTACTCTGTATCTAATAGAAGAGCTGTAACAATCAGAGGCGTGCCGCTTTAACAAAAGGCTGCTTGTCTAGATAATATTTAGAACTCAGCTCCGTTCTTTATGATCTCTGATCTATCATATTATACACCTCATAATAATCATTAAAAGTTGTCAGCTTATTATTTTTTCGGCATTTTACATATTAAAATCGAAAATGGAAAAAGAAGCCATGAAATGGACCCGGATAAATAGGCATTGGTTGCGGTTGGATCACTACAGGGGGCTGGACAATCACAGGTGGATAATAAGAGGGAACTCTATAGTATCTGAAATGTGGGTTTACAGGCCTATAGTAATTGTAAAAACCAAAGCTGTGCTTAGACTCGACTCTTGGCTGTTGTGGTTGAGGTTGTGGTTTCTGCCACTGTTGCTTTCCGGGAATTGTAGGTCTTGCAGCAGGGGGTCTAGTAAACTCTCTGGGCTGACTCCTTACAACTTGTGGTGGTTTAATAACTTTTCTTTGCGGTGGCTCTGCGAACGCGGCAGGAACGGTAAACGCAAAAATTGACATAAATAATATGAGCTTTTTCATTTTTTTCTCCTTGTGTGAATAGATATATCTAGTATATTAAACGTAATCCATAAAAAAAAGGGACGCAAAAACGCCCCTTTTCTTCAATAAAGTCCGTTTTATTCTGTAGTTCTAAGCGAATCACCGACAATCCATGCGATGCCGATAGCAACAACGCTATTCGCAGTTTCTTCAGGAATACCAATAGTATCTTGAAGTAGAACTGTAACAACGCCGCCTACAGCAACCCAGAATCGACGGGATTTGACTAGCGTTTTTAGCTTATCTACCATCTTTAATTCTCCTTAAAAAGAAAAAACTGTTACTCTTAAATTATACCTGCTATTCTTCTTCTTTTGTATCTAAACATGCAGTTATTTTGTCTAAACTCTCAACTATTTGCTCGTGTCTCTTATCAGATCTGTTCTGAACATCTTCGAGAATTTTTTCATAGTGGTCTCTTTGGGAGTTAAACTGTTCGGTAAAACTATCTTGCATTTCCGACACTCGCTCCTGATGATTAGGGAAAACAACCTTTGTCGTGTACCATAAATACCAACCTAAAAGGCCAGTAGCAGATATGGTGCCCCAATCAAAGCCGGGAATAGCATCTATAACTTCTTGAGCAGCTATTAACAATGGCGGTAGAGATGCTAGTATTAAACTTTTCATATGGTAGAACCTTTTATAACATTAAAGAAAAGAGAGTGCTCCCGAAGGAGCACTCTAAAGCTATTACCAAAGTGTTCTACGAGCATAGTTTCCAGTCGTAGGAGCTGGAGCGCCTGCCATGTAAGCAATTCTTCCGGGCTCGTCTTGAGTAGGATTAGCAGCTCGGTCAGTTTTATCTCCGACCAAAGTTCCGCCTTGTTCATCGCCGTCTTTAATTGACCAGCCACCAGCAATAGTGGTTAGCAATGCGGGGCTAAAGGCACCACTGTAAACGTTCCAGTTTCCAGCAACAACGCCAGACTTGTAGTTAAGACTTCTAATTATACCCTTCTGATTTATAGATGGTATATCATCGTTTAGAGCACCGAACAACAGGGTGTTGTTAGAGGTTCCAGCGATAGTAGTTGTAACACCTACAATATCTTGATATTGAGAAGTTTGATTCCAAGTTCCAGCATGATTTGCTGCCGTATTGCCAACACCAGAAACGAGAGTGGTAACAGGATTACCCTCTCCTAAGCTGCTTGAAGACATTTTGTCGCTGTCTGCGACAGTTCCACCTGCACGAACGTTACCGCCATCGTTATCTACGTTAATAGGATAACCATTGCTGTAAACTCCAGTTGTTGCAGGAGTAGAAGTAATGTTAGTAATAAAAGACATAAAAATAACCTCTTAAAAAAATAGAGATCAATAAAATATCCTGTTATTCCAAAAAAAATATAAGTCCTGTCCTATTCAATATCTACACCTAATTTCATAATATTGGGTAGAGAATATGCTCTCAGACAAGATATTTGGGAATTTAACGCTGCTTTATAATGTTTATCAAGCCACATTCGGCCAGTACAGACTGCAGAGATGTCTACTTCTTTTTCTAGGATATTACAAAACATTATATTATCGAATATATCGTCGTTGCTGAAACCTGAAGAAGGTATGATTGTATCTACTCCAAGATCTTTAAGGATCTTACATACATCTATAGTATCTGCTTGGTCATAAAGCTCGTAATTTATAATTACTCTTAGCTCTGCATTGTAATCTACGCATATATTGTATATTGGAATTATGTCTTTTGCTATAGCGGCTTTGGATTTTTTCTTAAAGAGATACGGGCTCATGGTAAGGTCAATACAATTAGCGCCACTTTTTAAAGCAACTATAGACTCATGCTGTCT